CTATCTTGAAACTATCTTACCAATCGTAAGAAAGATGGGATATGCATTAGAACGATACTTTGGGTTCTCACTATCTGAGGATGTAACAGGAATACCTGCTTTACAACCAGAACTGAGAGACCAAGCAGCTTATTATGCAACACTTGTTAATACTGGAATTATAAGTCCAAACGAAGCAAGAGAAGCAATAGGCAAAGAACCTGTAGATGGATTTGACGATCCAAGAGTCCCGCAAAATATTGCAGGCTCTGCCGTTAACCCCGAACAGGGAGGTCGACCAGAAGAGTCGTCACCAATAGAGGAAGAATAAATATGACAAAAGATATGATGGCCAAAGCATTATCCGACTTTTTCGTTGAAAAAGGAGTCGAATCAATGGATTTACCAACCTACAAAAGCCATGGCACTGATGTTCCTGTTAAAGACTATATGCTCAGACGAGCATTTGGATCTTGGAAACGAGTAATCTCAGCCATGAAGAAAAGACATCCAGTCGCTGTAGTTGAAGCTCCAGCTCCTGCTCCCGCACCAAAGGCTCCTAAAGCCAAGAAAGCGGAGAAGAAAGATGTCAAGTAAAATTTATCATTGGACTAGCACTTTTAAATCACTAGGCGAAAATGAAGATGGTGGTGTAGATATTAAAGGATCTGCTAGTACTAATGCTCTTGATAGAGCAGGCGACATAATCGAGGCTGACGCTTGGACAAAAGGTGGTTTGGAAAACTATAAAGGTAACCCAATCATTCTTTTCAACCATAATTACGACAAACCGATTGGTCGAGCAAAAGATTTGAAAGTTACAGACAACGGCTTAGAAATATCTGCAAAGATATCTAAAGCTGCTGGAGATGTAACGCAATTAATTAAAGACGGTGTCCTTGGAGCTTTTTCTGTTGGTTTCAAAGTCAAGGACGCTGATTACATGACTGAAACTGACGGATATAAAATAAAGGACGCGGAGCTTTTTGAAGTTTCTGTTGTATCAATACCTTGCAACCAAGGGGCAACTTTTGGACTAAGCAAGTCATTTGATTCTATGGAAGAATACAACAAGTATAAGCACACTTTTTATACGGCTAACTCAAACGATTCAGCAGACGCTGTTGAAATTGAGCAGCCAAGTACGGCGAAAGCCAAAGAAATGGAGACAAATATGTCAAAAGAAAAAACATCTCCTGAGAGCAACCCAGAGTTTAATCTTGAGTCATTTGCTGCAGAAGCTGCTGAAAAAGCAGTTGCTCAGTATGCAATGAAACAAGCTGAACTTAAAGCTGCTGAACAGAAGGCTGCTGATGAAGCTGCTCAAAAAGCAACTGAAGAAGCTGAAGTTCAAAAAGCCTCCGAGGAAGCAAAACAGGAAGAGCAAAAAACTGTTATCCAAGCTGGATTAACAGGTGCTGAAAAATTAATGTCTGACGTTGAGTCCAGAGTGAAAGAAGACTATTCTAACTTAGAAACTGTTGTTAAATCACTTGAAGCACAACTTGCTGAGAAGTCTGAAGAAATCATGAACATTCGTGAGTCAAAAAGACATTTCTCTGACAGACAAGGTAACAACGGCGATTGGAAGAAATCCTTCGAGTCAGACATTGCAGATGCTAAATTTGCTGGTCTAGCTACTGGAAAAGGATGGGAAACTCCAATGGCAAAATCTTTGATGGAAAAAGTAAATCAACATTCAGGTGTTGAAGTTTCATCTGCTGATTTCGAACAAGTTGTTTCAACAAATATCGAAAGAGATATCGAAAACGAATTAGTTCTAGCTCCTCTATTTAGAGAAATTGCTATGACTTCTGCGAATATGATTATCCCAATCTTACCAGATGCAGGTTATGCAGAATTTACTTCTAACCAAGCTGCTTCAGGTTCATCTCCTTATGGTAACTTAGAGACCAGAGGCGATACTTATGGATCACCTTATACTGGTGTTACTATGACTGAAAGAACTCTTTCAACTAAGAAATTGATTTCACAATCATACTTAGGAAACGAGACAGAAGAAGATGCAATCATGCCTATTCTTCCTTTGATCAGAGAATCTATGGTAAGATCTCATGCTAGAGGTATCGAAAATGCTATCCTAGCTGGTGATGATGCTGATGGTGTATACGGAACA